TGTTTGTAATACTCTCTAAGTAAAGACTTATCATCATAACTAGTAAAATCTTGATTTAATTTAACATAGTCTTCTAGCGATCCACCTGTTTCGTTTATAAACTCAACAACTTTCTGGATGTTTTCTGGTAATTCAACACCAGCATCAGCTTCAACTAAAGCTTGCTCAACTTGCTCCTCAAGCTCTTCTACTTGCTCTTTTACTTCTTCTACCGGCTGCTCTTCTTCTATAACCTCCTCTAAACCAGATACTTGCTCTTCAACTTCTGGTTCCGGCTGTATTTGTGGCTCCGGCTCTTGTTCTACTTCTGGCTCTTCTGAACCTTGTGATAAATCTAATTTAAACGTACCATCTTCTAATTGCTCAGCTTTTGGTCCGTCATCAACCACCTCTTCCGAGACGGCTTCAACTTTAACTTCTTGAGTTTGCTCTACAGCTTCCTCTTGAAGTTCTTCTTGTTTTTCTTCTGACATAATAAAATATTATAAAATTAATAAAAATTACCTAGGATCTGTTGCACCTAAGTCTACACCACCACCAAGTATATCATTACCTGAAGATTCAAAGTTTTTAGGTGGTTTTGAATTATTTCTTTGATCTATAAGTTCTGACTGTTGAGACGCTTGAATTTTAGTTCTTTCGTCTTTACGGTCTTCTTTGTATCTTTCTTTGTTTTTCATACCATCAACTTCTAAACCTTTAAGCCTCATGTTTATCTGAAACTCGTGGTTCATAAGTTCTTTCTTGTATAAAACCTCTCTAGCTAGTTTCTCCTCTTCTATTTTAGCTTTCATTTGCTCTAGCTGCATTTTCTGCTCTGTTATAGATTGATTTTTCTGTACTTCAGCTTGAGCAGCCACTTGTTGAGCTTGAGCATTAGCTTGTGCTTGAGCTTGTATATTTTGCTGTTGCATTAACTGATCTCTCTCTTGTTTCTTTTTTCTACGTATTTTAAGTAATTGATTAGCTAGCTTTATGTTTTTAATCTCTCTAAGATCTATAGCATCTTCTAAATCAATACCTCCACCAGACAAAGCCATTTGTATATTTTGTTCTAGCAAAGCTTTTTGCTCTTCATCAGGCGATAACTCTATGTGTATACCAAAATCTGATAAATGTAGATTACCTAACTCACTTAATGTAGATACATTATGTATACCTATTTTTTGTATAAAAGCATCTCTTGTAGGAGAATACTCTAATATATCTGATACTCTAAGTGATATAGCTTCAGCAACTTCTGATGTTATATATAATCCTGACTGTAATATGTGTCTTGTAGCTGTGTTACTATTAGCTGCTGCTATTTTTTGAACACCAACTAAAGCGTCTTTTGATGGGGTTGATGCATCGGATGACTCGTTAAGACCAGTCACATCACGTATCATTTGTAGGTAGTAATTATACGTACCTATTAAACTTTGCATCTTAGCACCACCGTTTCCACTAGATATTTCTTGTATAGGTACTTTACCTGGGTTCATATCACCTTCAGATGTCATAGACCTACCTATAATAGAACCAGTCTGAAAGAACATGTTTAATGCTTCTTGTGGATTATAATTAGTTCCATTACCTAAATCAATCTCAGCTAAACCATCTGCATCTAAGTATATACCATCAGGAGTCATTCTAGACATCACCTGTTGCAGTTTTAAATGAGTTAGTTGTATCATATCAGCAAAACCAGTTATACGTCCTACAAGTGATTCTATACGTCCCTTGTACATTCTAGGTGCTGTTATACTGTAATTCATTTTAACCTTAGTGTGATCACTCTTAGGTCTCATCATGTTTTTACTTAAACTCCAATCAAGTAATATTTCTGTACCCAGTACTAAAGCTCCTTCATATAAAACCTCTAGTGACCTAGACATTTTACCATACTTAGCTTCAAGCATTTGATCTACCATAGGATTAAAAGTATCGTCTTTTACTATAACTTTACTAGCTCCTGTTGCTGTTTCTTTAACCTTGTACACTTCATTAGCATATGTTTTGTAATTAAAGTACAGTACTTGTATTTGGTTTTTATCATTTTGATTAGACTCAGTTAAGCTTCTATTATAGAAACCACTGTTTTGAAACCCTTGCCCAGTTATTTTATCTAACTCTTCTTTAGATAAATTAGGGAATTGTTTTTTAAGTTCGTTTACTGGTATTGTTTTTACTTCACCAACATAGTATATATCATCAAAGTAAGGTGACTCAGTATATGAATAAACCATGTTAGCAGGATCAACATATTCAACTTTGATACCTTCAGATTTATTATAAACAGTTTTAACAGCACCCATACCAAGTACTGTTAAATCGTAATTAACTCTTCTTCTAGTTAAATCATACTTGTTACCTTCTAAAACAACGTTAATAGCTTGCTCTTCAGCTATTTCTATAGCTTGCTTATAACTAAGCTGCATATGTAGATCCAACTCTTGTTGTGAGTCAGGTAGTATCTCTGGATCATTTTCATTAAGATCAACGCCAAATGCTTCTTTAGCAAAAGCATTAAGATCTTTAGTTCTCATGTCCCTAAGCATTGACTCCATATATGCAGTTCTTTTACTAACACCTGATGGATCTTGTGAAAATGCTTTTATATCAAATACTCTTTCAGATATACCGTTTACTACTATATCTACAAATTTAGGTATAATAGGTACTGGTTTCCAGTCTAAGTTTAAGTAAGATAAATCACCATTTATAGATAACTCATCTTTATATTTTTGTATTGATTGTTCTCCCCTAGCATATAATCTAAGCTTGTGAAACTCTGTTTGGTTACCAAAAAATCTGTTAGTACCAGAGTCTCTTTTAAACCACTCGCTCTCAATTGCTTTAGCAACTTTCAAACCGTAGTCTTTACTCACTTTTTCTAAATCGCTAGCGACTTGACTTGGAAAAGAACTTTTAACAACTGACTCAGCCATATTAATTTTCTATTAATTTTGAATGTGTTCCACCTTGTTTGTACCTTGCGAAACTTATATTTAGTTTTTGTTTTTCTACTTTAGCGTTTGGAGCGTATAAATGCCTGTTACAACCCATTATGGCTAAACCTGAACTTATAGATGCATCAAACTTTGTTCTATTGTTTATATCAAACTTAGACCAATCATTTAATAACTCATTAAAATAAACGGTACCATGTGTTCCATCTGCTTTAATACCTACATGATCTTGAATATACATCTCTATTGCTGCTGCGTGTGCTTGTTTTATATCTTCACTAGAGTTTGGTATTCCACCAACTTCTTTTTCAGCAACAGATAGTTTGTTCCATATTTTATCAGGTCTGTTCATTGAGTAACCTCTATAGCCTCTTCTTCTCAAGTAATACAATAAACGTGGTTTGTTATTTTCTGCTAGTATTGGCATACCATAAAAAATCAATGCCATTAATACATCTTCAAAAAATATTTCAGCGGTTTGTGGTCTAGCTATATATTCACAGAAAAAATGATTAGCTGGGGCATCTTCCATACTAAACTTAGTTAAACCATGCAAAGCACCTTTAGATCCTTTACCGTCAACTGTACCAGATATATCGTAACTATCACAACCAAAAACACCCATGTGTTCATTACCTGGTTTTTTATAGCCATTTTTCAATATAACATTATTCTGTAAGTGCGCTGGTGGTGTCCAGCTTAATTTAAATCTACCTTTTTTATCAGGGTAGAATATAACTTTGCTATCCTTAACACCATTAGCCCATTGAAAGTTTCCAGTGGTTATAGTGTTTATGTAGTTTGTTTCTTCGTTATAATCTATTTGCTCGTATATCTTAGCTAAGTTAAATATACTGTTTTTAGTTTCATCTCTAAAAGCATGCTCTTCTGTTCTTGGGAACTGTCTATAGAATTCATTTAAAGCGTCACCATCATCTTTTAATCCATCAACTTCATTTTGCCAATGCTCTAATATACCTATATCTATAGTCTCGCCAAAAGGTCCAACTTTTTCTGTTTCAGGTGTGTCGAATACAGGTATTCCATTAGAATCAATGAAGCCTTCGTAGTTCCACTCCATAGGTATGAATAAAGAATATAGTCCCGAGCTTGTCTGTCCATTGCGGTTTCGTTTTGTAACATCTGAAGCTTTATATAGTTTCTTAAAATTATCTCCTCCTTTGTCTAAAGCGTTTGATGTTGATCCCATCATACACTTACCAATTACTCTACTACCTAATCTAAGGGTGGTTTTCGTAACCCTCCAGTTGTTGAGGATGTTGTTCGGCCTTTCCCATTTACCCGATTCATCGTGGACGAGGAGTTTAAGTTTCTCCCCATCGTAGGAGTTGTCACCGGTATTTTTCCAGTCGATCGTCGTATCGAGCCCTGATAACGTCTCGGTTTCGGTCTGCTTGGTTGTTCTAACGATGGATTTTCTGGTAAGTTTGGAGGCGGGGACACGATAGGCAAGTTCCGTCTTGGGCCTGTCCATTCCGTCCTGTATTGGGGAAAAGAAAAATGGGTAGTTAACAGAAATGGGTACGACCTTATCTGTGAACATCTTTTTAGCATCGGGGCCAGATTTGGACAGTATCCCAAACCGTGAATCGGTTGATATTGTCGCCATGTTAACACACTCCCCGGACGCCATGAATGAAAAACCTGAGCGTCGATTCTTGAGATAGCACATTCCATACGACCTGGCATCAGCTTTACACGCTTCCCAAAATATATAGAATAATCTATTTGCTTCTCGAAAGTCTGGCTGCCCAACATCAATTTTGGACCACTGCAAGTACATATAGTGAGTGCCAGTAATGTAAGTAGGCTCACCTTTATTAATAAAGCTGAAACCTTCTTCACGATACTTAAACTCTGTGTCAATATACTCATACCATTTATCTTTAAATTCATCAGGGTAATCTCTCCAATCAAATACAGTCTTAATTCTTTTAAGCTCTTTTGGATACTCAGTAACTTCCCATGTGTCTTTACTGAATTTAGTAGGGTTTATTATTTTAGGTAAAGCTATTTTTAAATTTTGTATTTCATAGATGTCACCTATTTGCCCTGTCTTACTTATTACAACAACATCGTGTTCTTTATCGTAACCATACTTCCACTTTTTAGACTTATTAAGTCTTTTAATAGTGTTTATTTTTATAGGTTCTATTACCTTATATAGTTGCTGTTGATACATTACTTGGATCTTCTTTCAGCAAACCCACCAAATGAAGATTCTTTAGTCTCTTCTTTAGGTTTGTTATTCAACATATCCTCTTCCTCTTGTATTCTATTTAATATTTCAAAAGCATCAAATATAGCTAGCTTTTTTGTAGCCGCCGCGTTCTTTAGTCTATCAGCTGATATATCATCATCTGAATCAACTATAGCTTCTTTAGCAACCTTTATTAACTCTTCAACTGCTTTATGTCCAGCTTGGATTATATTCTTTTTCGTCTCCTTGATATTCATATCTAATAGTTAATGATTGAGATCTAACTCTATATAATCTTTCATCATCTACTATAAACTCGTATTCACTACCAGGAGTAAAACCAACTAAGTCACCTTGTTGTATTTGTGAGTCAAAGTTTTCATCAAGATACTTTACAACACCTATACTAGGTAACTCTTTGTTTAGATTAAAAATATTATTAGATTCAATAGGTTTAACAAATGAATAACCTCTAGGTGCTTTCCACTCGTCTTTGTTTTTATATAAAAATATCTGGTCAAAAGAACATAGATAATTATCATCATCTATATAGCTTTTACCATTTTTCTCTACACCTCTAACATCGTGGTATCTTCTAAAAACATTATGATGAACAATAACTTGATCACCTATACTAATATTAGTGTCACCTGTTATAGGTAAGCTTTTAACTATTGCTAACCTATTTACGCTTTGATGTGTGAATATTTGGGTGTTTAGTATTAAATCAACACCATCTATATTTTTAGTGTTGTTGTATCTGTTGCCTACTGGCTCTACAACGAAGTCAAAAATGCTTCTCATTAATACTCTAGATTATACTCTATAGCTACAGCCATATTTTTATTAAAGTCTTTCCAAGGTAAAACCTCATCTGCTTTTTTAATAAATATGCTAAACTTGTCATCTTCCTCTGTTATGTGACAAATAGTATGCCCGCCGTAGACCTCTTGGCCCACGGCATAATGCATAGCTTCATTTTTATAATCTTTACCAATACTAATCTTTCTTATCAGCTTCATCTTGTGGTAATTCTGATATTGAACCGTCTTGTATGTTAACGGAAACTTTTCCATACTCTTCTTCTAAAGAAGCTTGTATTTCTCTAAGTTTAACCTGAAGTTGACCTATACCCTCAATGATACCAGCTTTTTGTGTCTCAAGTTGACCTATTGATAATTGATTTTTGTTTATTTCGTTAAGTAACGATTGTAAACCTTGTAATTGCTCATCTGTGATTTTATCCGGTTTCGGAGTCAAATCAATTGTTTTTTCTGCCATAATTTAGTTTAATTAAATTTAATTGTTTTCTATGTTTATATTATCACGCTATTTTCACACTTTTTAAATACTCATATTCAAAGTAGCGAATCCATAAGTAGTACCCATTGGATTACTACTAACTACTTTTCTCCAAGATGTTGTACTGTTGCTTGACCAAGTACTAGACGCGCCGTAGCTAGTTCCGTTTATCACTAAGTTGCTAAACGACGGTTTTGTTGTTGAGAAATACAAGTATAAGTAGTCTGTACTGCTTTGATCTTGCCAGTATATACCTGTTATAGTTTTACCGTTGAATATATAGCTAGTCATTGATCCCATCACAGGCCAGAATAACGCACTGCTACCGTATCCATAAGCCATAGTGCTATAAATTTGATCAGATCTAACTGTTATTGTTGCACTAAAATCGTATGATGCGGCTACAGTAAAGCTTTTTACAACACCATAATGTAAAGTAGAACTTTGTCTCATTACAGCTCTATACTTGTAAGTGTTGCTAGCGGTTAAAGATACTTGACTTTCATTTATTGTAGATGAAACAGTTCCAGTTGAAGTTGACGTTCCTTGTAATTGATTCCATTGATTACCTGTACTAGCCGCTATAGAACCTGAATTATTATTTACTGATGGTGTAGAACTATAACTTTGGTTACAATATACTATACCCGACTCGTCGCTAACCCCAGTGGTATTAACGTTTATTATTGAACTATATGTAGTGCCTGCCGCGTTTGTCGCATACGCCCTAAATGAATTAGGTGTTGTTCCAAGTGAGGTTTTAGTTAAGCTACCAGTGAAGCTAGTTTCCGATACACTAGATGCATTGTTTGTTGTTATTGTACCGTTTGTAGAAAGGGTGCTAGCTACACCTTCGTTAAATGAACCAGTTGTATCTATAGTACTATCGTCTTCAGGAACGTTAGTTATTCCACTTTCACCTATTATAAACTCCGCAGTAGCTGTTGCACCTAGCTTTGCTACAAAACCTTTAGATGATATTGTTCCAGCTGTTGAGAAATTAGAAGCTAGACCTTTGTTAGTTACGTTTCCACCCATCGTGATACTTGCTATAGACACGGTTACAGTATTAGCTGTTACACTTGGTGCAATACCTGGGTTATTTGATATAACCTGCATACCAGGGCAACTTACTGAGAACCACCATTGTGTCCCACCTAACGGTGCTTTAACGTTCATGTTAGCCGTAGACGCTGATGAATTTTTATTAAATACTATATAACCTCTTCCTCCAGTGTAAATACCACCTTGAGCATTGCTATATATTTCAACATTAGGATCTCCTGTGGCTGTTCTTAGGGCATTTGTTCTTGTCGTTGTTGGATCACCAACATACCCATCATAATTACCAGAAGAACTACCACTTATATAGGTGTTTCCGTTCCAAGTAAACTCAAATCTATCAGGAACA